CCTCCTACATTTTTCCACACATCCTTAATAGGCCTCCAGACACCACTAACCTTGACCCAGGTCTGCTTACTCATACTGTAAATACACGTCACCGTCGGAACCGCCGGTAGGGGCAGCAGTTCCGTAGGTTATTTTGACGTGCCTTTCGTCGTCTGTCAAGTGGTCATCTAGTGTAGTTGAACCGTCTCCAGTAACTACAGCATGTTCATTAGTCCTAGGTAGGACTGTGTCTCCATTATTATCTTTTATTGTTTTAATATACGTAGCCATGCTTACCTCCTTTACATATTATAATTCTTATGCGTCTAAATACTACCTCCTAATGCTATGATAGCACTTCTATTTTCTCTAATCATTGTTAAATACCAATTAGCAAGTTGCTTTTGTGTAAGTGTTAATTCACCGTCAAACCAACCTAATAGGTCTATAAGCGTGTCCATTTCTTCTTTTGTTGGCTCGTTACCTGCTCCAAATATATCAGTTAAATCTAACAACATATTGTTTTTAACATATACTTCATCAAAACCAGATGTCCTTATATCTTCAATATTGAAACCGCTGTCTACCCTACTTTCAACACATTCACCCCTCACTGACAATGTTTCATAATTGCCAGAACCAGAATGTGATTCATTTCCAACAGCATATATAAAAAGCCTAACTTGATTAGATGTAGATTTTACAATAGCACGCCCATAATAAATTTGCCCAACTGTTACACTTGCTGTTCTTATAGCTCCAAATTGAGAATTAGCTATAAAAGTGGCAACATTTGAAAGAGTTGTAAAAGTGTCTAACCTTAAAGTGCTCCACCCCGTAGTACCATCACTGAAATCGCCATTAGTAATTTTATTATTTAACACCAAATCAGAGTGTGCCGTATAATCTGCCTTATGTGCATCGAATTCAGTTTGGTCAACCTTGGCGTCTAGCTGTACATTCCTGTCAGTAACCACATCAAAGCTAAGGTTGGGTGAGTGGAATGTGTCGGATGAATTATACACTGTGCCGTTTTCAAATGACATTAGTTCTCCACTTGTCAACCCTTGTTCGGTGAGGTTAATTAACTCAGGGGTCCCAAGTTGGTAGTGGATAACGGTGCCTGCGAGGTCGGCTTGGGCTTCTGATAAGTCTGCATAGTAGCCTTTAGGTACTGCAAATACGATGTCTAAAACATTAAAATAATGCATCCACGCATTCGTTGAATTCTGTACACCTTTATCTTTTAGTGGTGTTGTTCTGGATGTAATCATTTTTAAACCATATGACTCTGCAATCCCACTATCTTTTATGCCGGGAAGTGAACTCCATTTAATCTTCACCAAATCAAGCTCCGTCAAAGTGGTAACAAGGTCAGTTATATCTGAGCTCTCTAACAAATATTCTTCCACATTCTTCTCAAGCCACATCTGTCCATCACTCTCATACACCCTGTCGGCCACCCCATTGGGAACTCGTCTTAGGGGTACGTCTGCGGTGAGTTGTGAAGACTTATAAGGTTCGTATGCGGTGGCGGTGGTGCCTTCTTCTATTTGGAATGTGTTATATATTGTGTGTCCATTCGATGTCCCACTATAAATCCACGATACTCTATCTATTGTTTTACCATTATCAGATGTGATAGTAAATTGAGTTTCTACTGTCGGTAACACTGAACCTATATCAGTATAAGAACCATCACTGTACATAATTCTTAAACGCAAATTTTCATCAGGCACAGTTTGATAATAAGTACCCACAAAGGTATATTGGGTGTTTTGTTTGAATTTAACATTTAGTATATCTAATTCCATTACGGAATTGCCAATTCTTTTTAATGTAAAACTATTATTTGTTAACGAGGTTGCAATCAAACTTCCGTCACTATTAACAACACCATCAAACAAGTTCTTCCCAACACTCTCAACCACAGGGCTCCCAACATTCTGCAATCCGTCAATATGCCCACTTCTCACAAGGTCGAGCATTTGTTCTTCGGTGTAATCTTCAATGCCTAGTTCGGTCATGTTGATAGCGAATACTCCTGCGTTACCGTCTACTTCCATAACTTTACCGTTAGCTGAAGCTGCGTCTGCGTAGTTATGACCAAGTTGTATATATAAACTGCCTGTTAATAATGAAGCAATATCGACTTTAAGATATAGTTCATACCACTGATTTATTACAGGAGTATTTATCACCATATTCGTTGCAATCACACCAGTAGTACCTTTTAGATTTGCATATATAGAAGTACAATTTGAGTTTGTAACTCTAACTTTTGTTTTTATGAACCATATATCATTTATGTTCACAATACTAAAAGTAGAGGTTTTTGCATAGGGATATTGCGTAACACCCGTTCCTGTTATTGAAAGTACATTTGACGATACTGAAAGTGTGGAAACACTTGCGCTCCACCCAGTAATCCCATCACTAAAATCACCGTTCTTAACACTGTTCACAAGCGAAAGGCCTTCTGCTTCAAAATTGCTGACGTTCTCGTCTATTGAACCTACCGGTAGGGACTTAATGCTTTCCGTTTGAGTGTGTGTTGTGAAGGAAACTTCTTTAAGCTCCTGTCCTATTTCGTTTAAAATTCCCTCGACAGTAGTTGTAGAGAAGAACCTTCCAAGGTCCATAGCGTCTATGTCTTCTGCTGTTAAATTATCTACGTAAGTAACATCTGCCTTTTCTGAAAGTTGGTCGTTTACGTAAGTAACATCAGCCTTTGAATCTAAGTTATGGGCGTGTATATCTCCTGTATGTTCTGCAAAATCAACTTGGTCTGTCTTATTATTTATACCGTGGGCGTCTGTTGAATTGTTTTCATGGGCTGTTAAATCAACCTGTTCTGCCTTGGTATCTATACCATGGGCGTCCACTGAGTTTGTAGTGTGGGCGTCTAAGGTAGCCTGATCTATCTTATTGGCTATCTGACTTTGTAAATCATTTTCTGCTTCCGCCGGCAGCGGTACTGCTACTGTTGAAGTATCTGCTGTTAACATTATACTCTCTAAAGAAGCCTTCTCATCATCTACATACTTCTTAGTAGATGGATGGTAGTCTCCTGTTGGAGTAAAGGCTGTCGTGTTATCCTTTAATAATAAGTTTGAAACTGCAGGATGGATCCCTGAATTTATAATATGGGATTCTAAAGGGCTCAACTTAGAATCTATCTCTAGTTCTGTGTAGTACTTATCGTTGTGGTCTTCTGAACCCTTGTGGGTTTCTAAAGCGTCATACATAGATTGATAATCAAACGTAGCTGAATGATCTAAAGCATTTAACTTACGTTTATCTAAGTAAGACATAAATCCACTAATCCCTTCTGTTGCTAAAACCGACTTGTCCAGGTAATCACTTGTTAGTAGGGTCATGTCCACCTTTAAGTCTAGGGCGTTGTCTACTTCTGTTTCCGTGTAGTATCTATCGTCGTGTTCGTGAGAAGCTATGTCATCTGCGTTTTGTTTAACTGTTTCTGTAGTTCTACCTGCTCCTGCTAAATCATCTACTCTGTTATCTATCATAGTTTCCAAACTGGTATCTGCATTTTCAAAAGCTTCTATCACATCATTAATTGCTTGGATTCTTTCCTGATCCGTAGAGTACATGTCATTAAGATTATTAATCTGGGTTTGCAAATTAACAAGGTTTTCTGTAGTCCACCCTGTTCCCTTTAATGTATTTAGTAAAGCATCCATCTCTGTTTCTGTGTAATACCTTTCGTCGTGGTCAGCTGAATCCTTGTGTGTCCCTAAAGCAGTAACTAAATCAGATACCTTTCCTTCAATGTCCAGTTCGTTTGTGTCAACTTTGGAATCTAAAGTAGCTATGTCGTTCGCATTTCCTTTAACCGTTTCATTAACATACCCAGTTCCTTTTAAAGCTGTCATCTTTCCTTCAATGTCATCTTCATTTGTGCTAACTAAAGAACTGAGATTGCTTATAAGAGTTGCCTGAGAATCGTGATTGCTAAACAAATTAGCCACATCAGACTCTATATCGTCTATATTAGTTTCAATAGAGGACAAATCAGTGTCCACTATCGTACTAATAGCATTAGAGTTATGATCTCCTTGAGAGATTATTAAATTAAATAGTTCATTCCATCTTTCATGGGTGACCTGCTCTTTAGTTGTTTTGCTTTCGGTTTGGTTTATCAGCTGAGGTATAAAAGTTGTTGCCATATATTAACCTCCTATCTTGCACTTTGCGTACGGAATACCCACCCGTAACTAATTAATTCGTAATCCTTATCATTTAAAGAAATCAATCTCATCCTTGGGTATCTGCCCTTACCTGATATTTTAAATCTTGCTTTAACCTTATCAAGTTCAGGAAAGTAAGATGAATCTAATTCCCATATGTCTAACATAGTTTCCCCACCCACATTAAAGGTGGTGTTGAAACTACGTACGTAAGTTATCGTTCCGTAAGTTGGTGAAGCCGGATCATCATCATGCTCTACAGAATATTCTGTGTAAGTCTGTCTGGTTCTTCCGTCTATTAGAAATTCTGAATTAAATTGCAGCGGCTCACCTTGCCTGTTATTTATTTGGAACTGTATCTCTCTGTATCTTTTAAGATAATAAGCGTCATGGTTTCTTGCTCCTGAGTCTATCATCTGGTAATTCTGTAAGTACCTTGCTGAAGTGTTTAGTGTGAAGTCATCTTTAAAATCTTTATTAGAACTTTTAATAACTTGAAGATAAGTCTTTCCTCCGCTGTAGTAGGTATTAAATATTCTAGCACTGGTAGTTTTAGAAGTACTTAATGTCAAAGTTGTTTCGTTAGTTTGGTACACTTCACACAACCATGCTCCAACAGAAGCGTCAAAGGCCAGAACTAAGTCAAGTATTGTTGGGTCTTTATCCTGCATGTACACCTTACACTTATAAACATTTCTAACAATACCATTGTCTATATAGGCTGTATAGTCTAAAAGCTCTGTCGTGCCTGTAATAATTTCGTTGTACATATTATCTAGTATGTCATTTTCTATAACCTCTTTGAGATTATCTAAGAGATCCCTGACAGGCGGGTCCAGTTCCTTAACCTGCAGGTCGTCTATCCTGTCGGTCATTATGTTTGGCTGCATGATGTAATATCTGTCTGCATTCTTAAAATATATTAGAGTCTTATAAGTTTGGAAGGCTGTCTTATCAAAGCCGCCTATACTTAAATTCTGCTGTACTGTAGCTATCTGCATATTAACCGGCAGCGGCCCTCCACTAATAATGTGAACAGAATTTGTGGTTATAACTAACAAATAATTAAGATATTTCTTTACTGTGACAATTTCCTCGTCTAATTCCATAGCGTAGTGGGGGAAAGGAAAGTATCCAAAGTTCTGATACTCACTAAAGAATATGGTGTTCTCTGCTCCGTCCACTCCGTAAAGGCCTAGTAAACCTTCGTGGGCTATCATTCCTGTTGCTGTGTTTAAATCATAGTTCCTACTGGTTATATTCCTAAGGTAAGCATCATTCATTACGTACTTAGGATATAGTATTACACTTTCAGATGCAGGGTCTATATCTGTTCCTGATTCTATTCCGGCAGAAACCCTGAGCATAAACACATCATCCTCCGGAACTATGTCTCTGTATATCTGATCTCCTGCTGTGTAACTAGCTGAATCTGCGTACTCCTGTAAAACTTCCCAAGTGTCTGCGTCAAATTGCTTGTACTCCCACTTAACCCTATAGATTGCCCCTGTGTCGTACTTGTAATTAAGTATAAACCTAATAGTTTCACCATGGTTAGCACTTAATCTAATAGTGGTTTCCGCTGTATTGTAAGGAACTATTCCTTCCAAATCTAGGACACCTGCTTGCTGGTTGTCAAAGGTGTAGGGGTTATCTAAGAGTAAGTTAAATCCTTTAGCTGTTGATTCTGCTATAGTCAGAGTTTGTGGAGTAACTGCCTCTGCAGTCACAGTTGTCTCTGTTATTTTAAGTCGGGTCAATGCCCCGTCCATTATTACAAATAATCTTCCCTGAACTACCGCATAAACCGGCTTGGTTATATTTGTAGGATCGAAATCATGTAGTTGTACATTTTCAAACAACTCACCCCGAAACGAACCTAACCCTGTTGCAGTTAATGCAGTAAATCCAGAGCCTTTATCTAAAACTCCCCAAGCATAGGTACCGTCGTAAGTTGCTCCGGATAAAACTCCTAGAGATATCACTATGTCCCCAAAAGTTTCTAAGCCTGCGGAGTCTTCATAAACTCCTCTATAAGCTATGTGTGGTTCAGTTTGTGAAGTGTGTGTGGAAACTTCTATGGGTGTTTGAGCTTGCTGTAAACCTTTCCTCGGGCCAATGATGGCTCCGTTGTCTTTTAACCTAAAGTTAATCAGCAACCTGTTGGCACCTTTCGGAAGAACATTCTTTGTGTAGAACATCCCCTTCTCGAAGGTTTCATCTACCTGCAGGGTTCTGGCACTTCTGGATTTTCTATTGTTAAACATACCTTTGGCCATTATAACCACCCAGTTTCTTCATCAAATTCTACGTAGCCACCTTCGTTGTTTTGGTATTCATCAGGAACTAATTCCATATAGTCTCTACTCATTTTGAAAAGTTCGTCCCTGTAGCTAAGATAAAACTCTCCAGCTACACGTTCCCCTTCTTCATCTTCTGTATAAAAATAGTATGCAGCTCCAGGGATTACTACTTTACGTATGTACTTATCTGGGAAGGCTGTGTACTCGTCTGACCCAACTGCTAACTCTGAGAATACAGGAAACGTTGAAAACAATTCGTCGTTAATATCATCTACAGCATGGTCAAGTAGATAAACTACGTCTTGGTATGATAACATTTCATCTGCTAATTTTTTATTTAATCTTCTTGTAATCTCATCTAATTTCATTATATTACCTCATTTAAAAAGACAGAGAGCAAAACCCTCTGTCTTCTATTTATAATTTCAGCTCACCAGCATAACGCTCGAACTTTATGTCCGAAGCTTTCTTTTGCTTGTTTAGGGACTGGTTAACTCTGTAGACCCTACCCTTAAGTTCTGCTGCAAAAGATTCGGGAACTTCATAAGTCCTACCGTTACACGGTATGAAAACACTTATTCCATTCAAGGACACTCTCACAACTTTACCTAAATAAGCAGCGTAAAACGGGGCTAGACTAACAGGTTTCTTCGGTTCTTGTGCATACTCTCTGGCTAAAACAGATAACCTTGACTTGGATGTCCTTGCCTTGACTGCTTGATCTGATTTAACTTTTGCGTCTGCATATTCTTTTTTATCTTTCTTTGTAGACATTTGTCTACCTCCTTATACTAAAGTATTAGTACAGGTTAGATTGAGTAGGTATATTATAATAAACAGCTATAGCTTCTAGTCTTGGGGAACCAAAACCTACACCATTTATCTTAAATCCTATTGATTGTCTCTGGTCGATTGGGTCAAGTACTCCTGCAGAACCTAACGGTTTTACATACATCTTGGCATTGTCCCCACCAGATATGTTCGTCTTGATTAAAGCGTCCTTACCTAAGATTAGAGTCCTATGAACTTTAAGTTCTTGGAAGTCTCCGTAACCATCTACTGCTGCTGTTGCATTGTAGGTAGCTAGATCCCATGATCTATTTTCTGGGAAGAAAGACCCTTCTTCTCCAGTTCTTCCGTCAATGTCGTAGCTTGCAGTTTCTGACATGTAAGTAGCTTCATCCAGTACGTCGTACTCGTAAGCTCCAGTGTTAGTGTTATATCTGTATACTAACAAGTTAAGATTTCCATTACCATCAACGTATTCTCCAGATTCATCTCCTGCTTGTGTCTCGTAGAATTCCATATTAAACATAGGTACTAGTGAGCCATCATCATACATTGGCTTAGTAGTATTATTGAATGTCATATATTTTTCTACTAGTGGATCTGATATCATATCGAAGAAAAAGTCTGGGGATGCAATAACGTGGAACTTACCATTACTTCTAGGTTTAACTAATTGCTTCTTCATACTAAGAACTATAACTCTCAAGTCATCAAGAGATGGTGTATCACCAATTTCTAATGCTGCCATGTTAGCTCTGTCATTTGCAAAGTAAGATTGTCCTACTGCTAACAGTGCGTCTCTTGCTAGGATGTCCAATGTTTCCATTGCTACTAAGTTATATTCTTTTGTGTAGTGAGCTATTACTGGGTCGATTATTTCCATGTCAACTCTGTCTGTAAATTCCATATATCTACCATATGGGAATGTGGAAATCTCGTAGGATTCCATTGAGCCTTTATCAGATGTAGGTGGAACACCTTCTGCTAAAGGAGTGGTGTGAGCTTTCAAAGGAGCCCATCTTCTTAGTTGGAGCTTCTCAGCTTTTCCTTGGATTGGACTTGAGTCTGCCAATCTATAGTGAACATAGTTTGATTCTTCTAATCTAATAGTATCTAATAACTGCTTGTTATAAAATACTTCCGGTCTAACATCTGCACCGTGGTTGGTTATGTATTCAATAGCGGAGTTAATGTCCGCAGTTGCATTAAGATTCATTTATTTCCCTCCTATAATTTGGTTTTATCCTAAATGTTTTTTAATAAATCATCTAATTCTTTCATAGTATTTACCTTGTGGTTCGAACTGTTACCCTTGCCTTTATTTCTCATTGTCCCTGAGCTGTTATTAGCTTTATTAGTTTGTTCGATCCATTTTTCCTTCGCCTTTTCAATTTCTGTCTTTACCATGTCGTCGTAGTTAAATGCTCTGTACAGGGTGTCTATTGGAACCCCTGTGTTTAGAATGTCAATCCTATTGTCTCTCAGTTTTTCTACAAAACCTTTAAGTTGGTTTTGATCTAAGTCAAATGTCTTTTGTACCTGGTCGATCTTACTGATGATCTGTTGCTGTCTGCTTCTTTCAGTAATCTGTCTGTTCTGTTCCTCCAGAGCCTTCATTCTTTTAATAGCTTCCGGGGACATCTTAAGTTCTTTTGCTTCTGCGTCCAGTGCTTCCTGGTCTAACTTTTCCTGTAACTGGTCGATTCCTTCAGCACCATACTTCTGTGCCACCCTGTCTAGTAATTTCTTATGCTGAGAATTTTCTGCTCTTAATCTAGCAAATGCTTCATTACGTCTTTTCTCATCTTCAGAAAGTTGGGGTGGTGTTGGTTCTGGGTCTTTTTCCTTGTTGTTTGGATCTGTTCCTTGGTTCGGCTCGGTGTTTGGTTTCGGGTCGTCTCCACCTTCATTATCTGCTGGTGGTTCAGGATCGGTACCGGAATCCGCTCCGTTTAGTAGGTCATCTAATTGGTTCATTTCGTTTCCATCCATTCTGCCTCTTTACCTCCTGTATTATTTTGGGTGGGATGGCGAGTCCCGAGGTAGTAAATACTCACAAATTATAGGATGCGGGACCTAATATTCCTCAACTTAATTATACTATATGTTGTGTTTCTCTGTCAAACATTATCTGGGTTTTGTGTTTCATTGTTCGGACCTTCTACTATCATGTTTACAGCCTGCTCTGGCGGAATCCCTTGTTTAACTAATTCAGAGAATTCGAACAAGGTTTTGGTTACATCTTCTGTCTTATTAAATTGTTCGGCTTCTTTGAGTCTTCTCATTATCCTAGTCTTGTTAGGGAAGTCCTGCATCTCAAGCCACTCCTGCGGTGTAAGTAGTGGTGGGTTCATCTGATACTGCATTTGCTTCTCCATTAACATGTTCGCTGCCTGGGCTAACCTAGCCTTAGACTTTGGTAGTTCACTTGATATACTAACCCTATACTTGATGTCCATCTGTTCGTTAAGACTTGGAAAGTCTATCAGTGCGGTTTGTTGCTGGTCAGTTGCCGGGTCCATAGTTGAGAAAGTTCTCGGCTCAGAGAAAGTAAGCATATGTCTTAGAATCAGGTCGGTAAGATCCTTAGTATACTTCTCAAAGTTTATTATCTTAGTCGAATCCCTAAGAGTTACCCTGGTTAACATGTTATCAGTTCCTCCGGTTGTCAGGATTGAACCTGTGTCCCTACCTGTGTAGCGGTCATCTATCCCGGTTATCTTGGAAATATCGTTAGGTAGAGTTTGCATAAGCATTCCTATCTCAGCAGGTAGCTGAGGAAACTGCATAGTGTGGACTACTTTGGAAGCATCTCCCTTAACCTGGAATACTTTACCAGGGTCGTCTGAATATTTGGAGAATGTCCTTAGGTTTAGACCTGAGTTAGCCACTACAAACTTAGGTGGTCTGCTTGCCTTGTAAGCCTGGGTCGCTATGATCGAGTGCATCAGATTGTAGATAAAGGAATTCATAAATATCTTTGCTGGTTCTGAAACTCCGACAGGATCTCTCGTAGCCTTGTTGCAGTAAAGTATTGCAAAAGGATACATGGATGGCATGACATTCTCCTCAACAGCTATAACATACTTGTTGTCAATAGTGTGGATAACGTGCAGCTGCATAGAGTTGGTGTCAGGATTATAAACCTTAACCCAGTATATAATAAGGTTAACATACTTGGTGTTGGTCTTGTTGGCTCCAACACTCTTGTTGGCATACTGGTCTGTCACTTCTGAAGAAGTCATATCATCAAAGTCCTTGAGCTGATCTGCGTACTTAGGGTCAGCCTTTAAAACGTCAATATGAAACTCGTCGTTGTAAATACAGAATCTTCCAGCCTGGAGGGAGTCCGCAAAAGGATCCATCCTAAACCTCATTGGGTCAATGTTTTTAAGTTCAGGCATTCCCTTAATCGTTCCGTTAGGGTCCTTGTAAATCTTGTCCTTGTCCCAGCCCACCTGGGTTATCCCAACATTCAAAAGGGCTGCTCTTTCTCCAGCAGATAGTTGTATATCTTGAACTTCAAGTTGCTCCCAGAGTGCATCAAACATTATGTTAAACTCGTTAGCTAA